CCAGCGAAAGCGGCACCAGCAGAGACAGAAAGGGCAGCGGTTGCTGCAAATACAGATTTGATCATTTTTATTTAAAAGTTTGTTTACTTGTGGAGTTGAACCCACAGATGATAGAGGGATCGACATTCCCTCGTTTGTTAAGAAGCGCAACTTTGTCACACTTTGTTATGTATAATACCACACGACCGAAAATTGTTTCCCTTGTGCCAGTTTGGTTAGAGTCCCAACACTTCCGTGTGGATTACCTATAAAGTATAGCAGGTTCTCCAACCTCTGTCAAGCGTTAGTCTTTGCCGATGGCATTTCGGATCTGCTGAACCTGTTCGGGAGTAGGAACCTGATCAACTTCAATGGGTTCTGTTGGCATGTCAGGCATCACATCTTTAAGTTCTTCCAGTGCTAGTGGAATGTTTTCTAGTTGATCCTCTGACTGTTCAAGGCGATCCATCTCACCCATCCACCCGTAATGATACTTCTTCCACTGTTTGAGCATCCTCTTACGACCGATAGGATCATCAGGGTACTTACGCAAGATCTTTTGAAGACCTGTAAGTTTCTTAACACCATCCACAATCGAACGGTCTGTGTTCCGTTCACTAAATCCTTTACTCATTCGACTTCCTCAATTTCAATTCTAAATTTAATACGTTTAACTTTTCTATCGGTCTGACACATGTACCAAAGATTAGAATCTCTGTTATGTGATTCTTGATAGAATACTTCCTTAGGTGCGTAAGTATTTTCATACCTATCATTAATATCAGTACCGATAGTATTGACATTAAGTCTCTTCGGAAGATCAACACCTGTGTTACTATCCCTAGGGTAGAAAGGAGATGGTAGATTGCCATCATTGGCATTACCATACATGTCATTCTGTCGTTGATGAGGAGGCCAATGTAAGTCAAACGTTTGACCTGCCTGGTATGAAGTGCCCCGATCTAATAGACCAAACATCTCAACACCACATGCCCAGTATATAGAGTTACCAAACCTAGGTGCAGATGCACTCATGGTAGAGGACTTAACTGAATAAGGCCAGAAGGCAACACGAACCTTTGCTTGTGGTCCTAGATCGTCTTCATCCAAAAGTCTTTCTTCTGAATCAACCAGACCTAAAACATAATCATGCATAAAGGACATCTTACTATACTGCCCGTTGCTGTTTACCGCAACCCCCCTAGGATAATTGGACTGAGTACCAGCGTCATCGATACCTTTTGCATAGTATGCATCATAGTCATCAACTGCATTCTGGAAATTGCCACTCACCTTAGCGTTAGCAAACCACCCCATGAATCCATTTGAATTGGACAGGTGTGTGTATGCACTCAACTCACCCCTGACATTACTTGCTGGTTTACAAATCAATCCTCTACCATGTTCAAACAATGAGTTATAGAATATACCACGACCATTACTAACGTTTGGGTTGCCAGTAAATCTACCCCTATTGTCAATGTTACTACTCAGAATAATACCTCTACGATCCCTGTTACCACCCTCATAGAATCCCGACCCAAACCATTCATCACCATCATAATAAGTATCACCCCAGTTAGTATCTTGACCATTGGCACCATTAGTATCAAGTTGACCATTGTCCCATACAGTTACTTTCTTAGACCATGTTTTCGCCTCAATGTCCCACAAACGAATGCTCATCTTTTTGATGCGACCACCTGTGGTGATTGATAGTCCTGATTCAGTACCAACCCTAGGATTATCTGAGGTGACCTGAGATCTCTGCTCTACTTCACCTGTAATAGGCATACTACCAAGGTCAACGTTCCATGGTTTCTCAAAAACATTATCATCGCGATCAAAGATAGCAAACCCAAGTGAGGCAAGTCCTGTACGTGGTGCTCTTTGAATCTCAACGATCTGGAATTTTATAACATCACCTTTGGCAACAGTAAAGTCAGTTAAAGTAGAACCGACAACTGGCCAGTCACCAACAAGAACAGAATCTTCATGTAGAATAGAACCATTTTTAACTAATCTATATTTGAATCTCATATCTTCAATCTCTGGCGATCGAATGACACTACCGAATGCCTTTAAACTAAGGTTACCACTACGTTGTGCTTTAAGTCTCTGTTTTCTATTGATAGTAGTGCTGTACTCACCAGTACAAGCACCCGCAAGAGAATATTTGTTGACATTATTTGAGTTGGGGGGTGTTCTAGGTCCACATTCAGAACGTGTAACTATGGCATCACGGAAGGTACCATTGAATAATGGGTCTTCACACCCTTCCCTAACAAGAATAGGGATCATGATCGGAGGTGGTGCTGGTTGTCCAAACACATAACAAGCAATGCCTTCATATAACCACTCACTACCAACCCAAGCAACACGATACGTTACTTTAAAGTCATCATAATCTTCATCACTATCAGAACCATGAAGGTCTTCCCACCACTGCTCATGTCCAGCATGGAACTTGACCTTGTTTCTCTTATCAGGATTCATCTTATGGTTAGAGAAGAAGACCCAGTTATTTTCTGCGGAGGCACTATTCTTATAAGCATTACCATTAGCAGAGAAACTAATACTCTGCCCACTACTAAGACCACTATTTCCACCATTAGGAACCAAGAAGAATACAACTTCTTTATTCTTGTATTGATTCAATACATCAACTGGGATCTGATACTGCTGCATAGGAATATCAGCAGTCGTGTTCGCTTCGATGACTCTTGCCCAATAGATCTGATCACCATCCGTATTGGTGATCGCAGCACCCCATGAGTTTTGATAACCAGCACTACCTTTCTTTATCTGGTAGGTGATAGTCATAGGACTTTCATTATCACTAGGAATCTTATAAGAAAGTCTACTAGGATGGTATGATGGTGGTGTTTCTGTATTGTTTCTCTTAACAATTGAATACTTGTGGTCGTCTTTCGGATTAACTCCACTAGAAATACCACCAATTCTTACACTAGCATTACAATCACTACCATCACCATCCTTCAAGCACAACTTTTTATTATTATCTTGACGTGACATACCGCCACCCTGTGCCCTAGATCGATCGTAGTTAACTGAATTAGTACCAGGAGTCACATCCATCAACAATGATCCTGATCCTTTCTTACCACTTCTCCTCACTGTCTGACCAGACGCAGAAATAGTTTCAAAAGAAGTACCAGCAGTGCTTGGATTATCATCCCAAGATACTTCCAACTTCAACTTAGCACTACCACTACCAGTACAAACAACATCTCCACTGCTATTAAACTCACAAGACATATCAGAACCGTTTCCGTTGTAGTAACGATGTAGTTCTTGAATCTGCTCACCCTCAGTGAGACTTGAACTTGCTTTATCTTTATTCTGAAAAGCATATCCTAACGGCATACCTTCTGTCATACCAGCAGCGTCCATGGTTGCACGTTCACCAGCACCCTGACTTTCAGGACTACCAGGATTCATAGTAAGGAATGTATCTACTGTTGAATCAGAATAAAATCTCCACAATGTCTTTGCTTTTGGATCAGGGTTCTTCAACAAATAGAAGACAGGTTCTCCATCATTAGTAACAGTATATCCAGGTTTATCTGGTGTAGGTGTAAGACCATACCTATGATCACCACCAACAGGAGCACCACCAATAACTTGCAATGTGACAGTACAATCTGCTCTTCCTCCATTAAAAGTATAGTCAGTCTCAGTTCCAATAGAAGGTAATGATCCTGAGAAACTATCTACCCACCAGTTACTATCAAAGTCACTACCATCAGCAATAGGTTGTACTTTAAAAGTAACACTAGCACCACCTATGCTTACACTATGTGTCTGTACAGAAGTGCTGTTGAAGAACTTAGCACCTGCCTCACAAAATACTTTCCTACCAGTATAGTTACCAGCAGAATCTGTGGTCACAACACGAAGGTTGTGCTTGATAAATCCTCCACTACCACCAATGTCACCACTGATTGGTTTAAGCATCACGTTTTTAGTATCGTTCCCACCTAAAAGATATTCATAAATTGCTACACGTTCTCCCTGACAGTTGGCAATACATATTTCCTTACTAGTGGAGTTCTGTCCACGGAAGTAAAAGTTATCACAAGAAACAGGAGGTGTTCTATATGTACCAGTAGCGTAGGGTTTGAATAAACAATCCAAGAAGTCTGTGACGCATGGTGTTACAGGTGTCCCCGTATCAGGCGCTCTCTTACATGTAAGAATTTCTCCCTTCCTATCTCCTGAAATGACTTTCCACTGGTCCGTAAACTTAGGAAATTTATGTCTCTTTACAGTACCATTACGAATTCCAAACTCTACCTCAGCACAGTCTGGACCATCAGGAATCCCTCCCCACATTTCATCGTCACCAGGAACTGTAATAGGTCCATAATTTGTATCACATATAGTCAGGTCAGGAAACAGGTCACACAACCACGCCCACGGTGGTGGATCTGGGAACAATGGAGGGAGCACTCTACCATCATCCTCTGGCGGTGCCTCAGGAGGTGGTTCAACAGCAGGATAACATCTCTGCACAATCGCTCGGATTGCTTCACCAGCAGGTGTGCCTGGTGGTGGATCATCTATTCCTCGTCTAGGTGTAGTAAAGTATGGACCTAAATCAGGAGTAAGTGGTAGACCAGGACCATAACAATTATCAACTAGTTGCCTAATAATATCAGCAGCCTCAGGTGGCGCAGGCAAAACTTCAATCGCATTCTTAGGTCTTGGGAGATATGGACCTTCGTCTGGACTCAAAGGTATTGAGTCTGGACCATAGCAGTTATCAACAATCGCTCTAACTAAATCTCCTGGTTGTGCAGCAGGAGGTGTAACAATAGTACCTTGTTTTGGTTTAACGTTAACGATAGCAGGTGAGGATGGATCCTGAGGTACAACTACTCTCGGAGGTTCACCAGGAATATAACAGTTACCAACAGTAATTCTAATGTCAGCACCAGGAGTTGGTGGTTCTGTTGGAGTAACTACACCCTGCCTTGCACGGGGATAAAGAATGTTGCCACCCACCTGAGGCAGGGGAGACTCAGGACCATAACATGATCCAACAGTAATCCTAACCTGTTCCCCAGGTGCTGGTGGGATGATAGGTGGTACTACACCTGTTCTTGGTTTGATGTATAGAGTCGCAGCAGATGTTGTCCTCTCAGGAAGAGAGGGAGGAAACGTGGTATAACAAGGGTTGCCAGCGACCATACTATAAATTTACTTTACGATGTATTTATTCTGTTCCAACCACTCTCTTGTCATGGGTGTTGGTGGATACACTTCCCACATACGACCACGCTCACACGCTTCTAGTGCTGCCATAGTCATACCTTCTGTCTTACCTGCCCAGGTTGCTTCCTTCTCCCAGGGCCATGCTGCCTTAGGATAGGTGCGCTCAACCATCTCACGCCAGATCATAGGAACATCATCCTCTGGTCTGATGATAGCAATCATACTGTTATCAATCGTGCCTGCCATGCAATCTTGTGCAGCGTGCCACCCTTCATGACGCATGACTGACATCAGTGTGCCAGGACGTGACATGTATGATCGATTGAGATAGAAGTTATTACTCACAGTGTGATAGATACCACGTTGCCCCACTTCAAAATACCTTTGATCAGCAAGGTATACTTGCACATCAATCATTGTGAGAGCATTCAACATACGCTGAAACTCTTCTGCAACTGGATTCCAGTTAGACTCTGGATACTCCTGTACTAGGTAGTCAATACCCCAGATAGGTTCCACAGCATCAGTACACTCACCCAGGAGCATACAACCCGTGGCATGTGCTGTAAACCAATCTTCTGGTTCGATTGGGTCCGCTAATACTGGTGCTGCTGTCAAGGATAGTCCTGCGATCAGAGCGACAAGTTGTTTTCTCATAAAAAAAGAGGGTCTTTTGACCCTCTCAGTATAGCACAGTCCTCTGGATTTTGCCAGTGAACTATTAGCGGCGACGATATGTATTATTTATACAACAGAACCGATAACCCAAGACCTCATACCATATGGTGTATCAGCAATGAGAGTTTGTGTCATCTCTACTGCGTCTG